TTCTGGTGTAAATATACCGTACTTATTAACACTTGCTAAATCATTAGGATTAGCAAATGCTATTTCATTAAATTCTTTTACAAGAAAGTTAAAACCCGGTGTATACTTCCCCGTTAAAGAAAGTCCGTTTACACCAGTTCTAGCAAACAAAAAGAATGGTTTAGCTAGTGGTGTAGCAGAGAATACATCGTTTAATCCTTTAGCAAAACCAGTAAGGTCTTGAGTAAGAGTAACTTCTTTACGTGCAAACTGTGTAGCTTCGTCTAGTATATTACCAGCAGAATCAAACACCTGACTATAAAAATCATCTTCGTATGCTTTCATTAACTCCTTAGTAATTACAGGAGTCTGTATACCATTGTTTTGTAACTCTAAAACATTACGCATTGCTTTTTCACGCATCTTAGCACGACCTAATATATACGCAAAAGCGTCGTCAGTCGCAGCCATAATTTTAGTAGAGTAAGTTAACATATTAGTATTGTTAGCTTGCCTTGCTAAGTTAGCTACACGAAATGCAGCTACTTCGCCGGGATTAGCTCTACCACTATCTTCTGCCCAACGGCGTAATATTTCCCAATTATCATCACCCTGAGAAAACTCAGAGAAACGTGTCTTGATAGTTCTTATATCACCTTTCCAGTAAGCATTAAGCTTTGTTTTAAATAGTTGTAATGACTCTGGTACAGCTTCTATCATAGCATTAACAGTAGATAAACTAGCTCTCATTGCAGCAACTTCTCCAGTAAATGGAGCCTTAATTGTATAACCTATAGCCGTAGCTAAGGGTCTTAAAAATGTTGCAGCAGATGTACCCATGATTGCTCGTACTGGTGTTTTAGGACCAGACAGAACACTGTGAGTCATAACTCCTTCTAGTTCTCTTATCATCACACCTGTACGATCAGGTGCATTTACATCTAATTTACCACCAAGTATTAAAGTACGAGCCCACCTATCAAAGTCATCTAGTGTGTTAACATTTTCCATCATAGAAAAAGCTTCAAACAACGCATTTATCATGTCATCATTATCATCATCTTTTGCTATTTTCAACACTGACATAATAGATTCTCTTGCATCTACCATCTCTTTGCTTACAGCTTCCTCAACAGTTTTTTTAGTTTTTTTAGCTGCACCTAATGCTCTAAATGAATCAGACTTTACAAATCTTGCTTTTTTTGTTTCATATAATGCAGTTAACATTGTATCTACAATCTGTTTAGCTGGTCCATCTACATCATCAAGATTTACTAAATCAGCTATTTCTCTACCAGCAATACCAGTATCTCGTAGCTTTTTAAGTAGTGTACCTAATATTAAATCAGCTGTTACTACATTCTTAGATGTCCATACTTCTTGATTATCTATAACATCATTTGTTTCAAACAATTCTTTTAGATATTCTTGTGGTGACATGTCTACAGGATTTCTCCCCTGTGTTACACGTTGATGTGCTTCTATTGACTCTCTAAACTTTTCAGCTAATGCTTGTCTAGATCCTTTTGCAGCGTCTAGTTCTTTTGCAAACTTTTCACTACTTACTAATCCACGGAATATACGTTCTACTGTTGCATCATCTGTACCACCGTATTGTGCTATGCTTTCACGTTCTACTGGTGTAGTAACAGAACCTGTAGATCCATCTTCAGATCCCCAGTCCTTACGTGTTTTAGATAGTTGTTGTCTAGCAACTTCTGGTTCTACTTCTGATACATGTGCACCTTGATGTGGTTGTGCAATAGGTGCATTTTTATCAGCTCTAAACTCAGCTTCACCACGACGTAACTGGGCTACGCCAGCTTGTACGGTTTGATTTTTCAGACTTTTGTTTCGTTTTGTTATTTGATCAACAGCTTCTTTACTACCTTTTTTAAGTGTATAAACTAATCCATCAAATATTAGACCTATACCCATACCCTCTACGATGTTTTTTACCTTCATCATTATAGGATGGTCAGTCTCTTTAGTACTGATAGGTGTATCTACCCAACCATAACGGTCACGTAATGCACCTAATGCGTTTTGTTCATCTGATTCTTTAGATACAAGATCAGATACAGCTCCAATAGCTGCACCTCTAGCTACAGTACTACCAGCTAAAGCTGTAAGCCCTGCTGGTATTGTAACTAAACCTGTAGCTACTGCACCTTTTGCTGCTAATATTGTACCAGCTGCCATAGAACCAAAATGTATTAGTCCTCGTAGCTGTTTACCCCACCACGTTTTAGTTTCGATTGGGTTATCGTAAGAATTAAAGGGAGTCCAGTCTGGTCTGTATGTCCCTGTTTCTAACCTTTGTTTCTGCATTTCACCAGACAAAGCATCTGCTGTGCGTTCTGGGAATGTAGCTAGTGATGAAGCGGTATCTTGCAATCCACCAGATACGATAGATTGCCCTTCTTTGATGAGAGCCTTAGCTCCCCATGTATCAGCATTACGAGGATCATAAGTCTCATCCGCAGCTTGCTGCTCGACTTGCTGTTCAGCTTGTAATGATGCCTCTTCTGCTTGTTTACGTTGATTGTATGCGTCTGAGATTCTTAATGCTTCTTGTTCCAGATTATCTAAGTCATTATCGTCAAACTCAATACTATACTTTTCGCTCATTATCTTCTAGATCTTTTTTTAGGTTTGGGTTTTTCTTCTATAGGAGTGGGTATTTCGTTTATTATAGCGGACATAACATCTTCTTGTATAACATGCGGTTTACTTGAGTAAGGAGCATCTTTTAATGCTGGCATAAATTCTTCAAGTGCCGTTTGTTCAACATCTGTAATTCCAGATAATCTCCAAAAAACATTGCCGTCTATTTCAACTCCTCTTATAGCATTTTGTTTCTGTAATCTAATATGCCATAATAATGCCATAACTTGGCTTTGACTATCTTCTGTAAATGGTTTATTTAGCAACCCTTCTAGAATAGGTTTAGTACCAGCACCTTTATATGTAAGTGCTTCTTTCATTTCAGCTTTTGATATACCATATCTTCCAACATCATCAGCACCTATTCTTATTAAATCTGTAGGTGTCAAAGTATTATTAGTTCTTTTTAGTTTTTTAGTGCCTTGACCTCTTAGTGTATAGTAGCCATCGTCGATAAATCCTGATCCGTCTGACTTTCTAAGTCTAGCAGCATTTAACATTATAGTACTGTTTTTCTCACCAGTCTCTTCGTTAACTTTATAGAATACATCTATGGAACTATGTGCGTTAGGGTTGCGATATAGTTCGTATAAGTCATCTTTACTTAATTTATAAATTTCATTACTATTAACAATGTCTCCAGTTCTTGGATCTAATCCTTTTGTAGCTATCAGTCTATCCATCAGTAATTTTTCTGGTGCAACACCTAATTTTTTAGCAGTGTTTATCCAGAAAGGCGTAATAGCAGCTCCAAGATTACCATCATTTAGAGCAGCTCTACTGGTTTCTAAATTAACTTTTTCAAGAGCTGATGCAAAATTAGATGATGTTATATTACCCGGTTTTGTAAAGTAGTTTGCTGTGTCAATTACATCTTGTGCAGTACCTGTATTATATGTAGGTACAACTACGTCATAGTCACCAGCTGCAAGTTTAGCTTTTACTACATCTTCCTCGCTTTTTACTCGAGTAGCAAAATCTAAACCTTGATTACCTACTTCGGATTCTTCAACTCGTCTTTTAAGATCAGCGTATGCTTTTTCTATAGCTCTGTTGTCTCCTCCGGGAAGTTGGTTACGGGAGTACACTACATCAAGATCTTTATATTTTGCAATTATAACATCTTGTAAACCTGTTTTGTAATCAGCAAGTACATCAGCCTGACCGGGTACAGAATACTTACCGTACGACGACCCAAATTTATTACCTGTATGTGACTTGACTCCCTCACTTAATAGGCTTTGTGGAAAAGGTTTATCAGGAAACTGTTTTCTCCACTCAGCTCCAATTTCAAGCTGGTCTTTTTCTGATATATCACCATTTTCATCTCTGTATGGTGTTACAACTTCATTTTCAAATCGTTGCATTTTAGCAGGCAACAATTCGTCAGGGTCTTCGGTAGCATTATCTATACCTCTATTAATTCTAGCGATTAGACTAGCTGTAAGTGAACCATTTTTACCAAAGTTAGAATCTTGTAAGGTAGTTTCTTTGTTAGTTCCAGAGTGTTTAAATTGAAATAAACTTTTAAAATCCTCTGCCATAGCAAGAGTAACATTACCAGTTTTATTAGTAAGGTTAGTATAAATGTAATCAGCTATGTGTTGTAAACCTTCAGCATCTGTATTGTACTGGTTAGCATCTTTAACATATTTTAAAAGTGCTGCGGTATCCATACCTTCGCCAGAAGCTAAATCATCTCTAATTCGATTATCTACTTTAGCATTTAGATTGCTTTTAATTTTTATTCGTTGCACTGCTTCCCACTCAAGCATTGCTTTTTCTTTTCTTTTTCTTAACTCAGGCAGAATATGCTTACGCATATGTTTTTTCCACTGCCTGCTTTGAGTGTTACCACCAGTAGCTTCAAATCTATCATATAAAGTAATAAGCCAAAGATCCTCTCCTTCATCCCATACTTCTTCACCTTCAATGCTTGTTCCTTTATTTAACCAATCATTTTTATTTGTAAATGTATTAATAGCACTAAAGTTAGGGTCTTGAAAATCATCAATACGTAGTTCTTCATCATCTTTTTTAGTTATGAGAACTGCCATATCTGTAGCTGCTAATGTATTTTCCTTTATTAATTCACCAGCAGCTTTAACAATTTTACCATCTACTTCTTTTGTAGCATT